CGCTTTCGCTGCCAGCGGCATCGGTTTCAGCACCGGCAGCAGGCTGGCCATCAGCGGCAGCAGCCGGGGCGGCGCCCTCCTCCAGCACCTCCTGCTCGCGGGCCTTCTCCACGCCCTGGCTGAAGGCGTCCATGGCCTCGGAGTTGGTGTCGCCGTCATTGCTGGCGACGGTGGCTGCGGCCTGAGCTGCAGCGGCGGCGGTGCCGTCATCCTCGACGGCGGTGTTGGTGTCGGGTTCGTTCTGGTCAATACGCACGTGTGTCTCCTCGCTGGCGGCGTTTCGGGTCAAACAGGGGTGATTGCCGGCGGCGTCATCGCGGCCGGGTCAGGCATTGCGGATGCATCAATCGGCGGCTGGCCGCCATCGACACCGAGTGCGAGCGCGGGATCCAGGGCGGGATCGCCCGGCAGTCCCGGCGCAACCGGGGCAGGCGCCTGCGGAATGAAGCTGTAGGGGTCGATGCTGGTATCACCGGCGCGCTTCACTGTCTCAACCGCCAGCTGCTCCAGGCAGTTGGCAATGTCACCCGGCGCCGAACCGCGCATCTGTCCAATCTGGATCGCGGCCTGCTGCAGCTGCGGCAGCAGGATCGACCACTGCTGCTGGCGCAGCGCGGTGGCCGGCTTGCCAGACGAACCGGCACGAATGTCGACTTGGACCACCATGTCCAGCATCTCGGGCTCGGGCACGTTGAACCACATTGCCTCGACACCTGCCATTGCCGCGGCATCCTCGGGCGTCAGGCCGTTGGGCGAGGTGGCCAGCTCGGCGGTATAGACCGCGAGGTCGGACAGCATTTCGTCCAGGCTGTCCCGGGCGTAGCCGATGCGCGACTCCGTACCCTGCTGCTGAATGTCGGCCTCGGTGGCGGTCTTGGCCACTTGGATGCTGGACGACAACGCCTCCTGCACGCCCCAGATCATCTCCAGCTCGGAGCGGATCACCTGCGTGTCGTACAGCGCGGGGTCAATCTGGTTGTAGCTGATCGGGAAAAGCACCTGCTCGGGACGCATGCCCTGCAGGTCCACGCCAACCATTTCACCGGAAGCGGCATCGGCCAGCTTGTTGGCATCCACAGGATCCATTGCACCGCGATCGAACCCCGTCTTCGGGATCGCACGGCGGCGATGCTCGCGGTAGTTCGTGCGGACGCGGTTGTACTCGTCCAGCAGCGAGCGCGAGCGGTCGACCAGCGACTGCGGGTGACGCGCGCCGTCGTTCCAGATCACCGCCCAGCTGAAGAACGGGTAGAACCGCGTGGTGCGCTGCTCCGGCTTGAACGGCTGGCGCAGGTAGCGCGGGCAGCCCTCGGCCAGGGTGATGACGTGGCCGGTTTCCTTGTTCCAGACCTCCCACACGCACACGCAAGCGTTGCTCGTGTCGGTGGCACCGGCCGTCCCCTTGGTGAACGCATCGGCCTGTGCCCCGGGTGCTGCACCACCGAAGCCGGCGCCATCGACTTGCCGGCCTGGCACGCGGAAGTACGCAGTGGCCGAGCCCAGAAGCTCAGCCGCATCCGGATACGTGGCCTTGGCTTTCTCCACCGGCATGAACAGCCGCTGGGCGATCCACGGGCTGTCGGCGTAGGCCTGCAGCTGGCGCACTCGGGCGCGACTTGGATGTCCTCGGCCCGCACGAAGTCGATGCACAAGGCGTTGAAGATGATGCGCTGCGCCTCGTCCTCGGCCTGCTGCAGTCGCTGCTCCAGCTCAGCGCGCTGGACTGAGTCGTCGCCGACGATGCCCTCGGCCAGACTCGCCTGCAGCTGATTGATCGCCGCCAGGCTGGAGTGCAGGCCGGCGATCTCCTGCTGCAGCGCCGGATTGTTGCCGGTCTCCCGGTGCCACGCCGCCTTGATCCAGCCAATACCGACACTCAGGCCCGATCGCACCAGCGGATCGGCTGCAGCCTTCAGCTTGCCCTTCTTCCAGAGCCGGCCGACGACGATCTCTAGCGTGGTGGCGAACGCCTTCGCTTCCTCCTTGATGCGAGCCGACACAGCCTCGGCCAGGTCGACACTGGTCTCCGGGTCCCGGGCGTACAGGAAGGTCGTCAGGATCCCGACATAGGTGCCGGCGATCGGCACGCGCACGTCGTACACGTCGGCGTTGGCCTGCTCCTGGCAGTACCTGCGGTCCTTGGCGTAGCCTCGCGGGCGGCTTTGTCGAACTCGCGAGCCTCCTCGATGCGCTTCAGCCAGTCCTTGACCGCCCCTTCTTCCTCCAAGGTGGCAGTGGCGCGGCGCTCGGCTTCGGCCTGCTCCATCTCGTCCGCTTCCATTGCCTGCACCAGCTGGTCGCCGGGACCGGTCATAGCATCTTCCTCTTTCGTTCCATTGCGTCGGCCACGTCGTCGCTGTGCTCCAGCCACTGGCGGCTATAAGGCGTGATGACCCGAGACCGTTCAACGGAGGTTGGCGCGCGTGCGCTGGCCACAGCAGGGAATCGGCTATGGATGAAGTAGCCCAGCGCATCCGGCGGATGGTCAAAGCCGGTGGTTTTGTCCGGCATGCCGTTGGCATCGAACGCCTGCTTCTCCAGCGCTTCAGTCAGCTTCGGGCAGCCGAGTGGGTTCACGCGGAGCCGGCGCACGCCGCGGGCGTTGCACAGCATCGCGTTGACGCTGACCACGCGGGCACGGATGCGGGGATTGGCAGGCGGCACCCGCACGATGAAACCAGCCGCACGCAGCAAGCCCAGGTCCGAGACGCTGGCGTTGTTGGTATGCGTGCTCTCGCCGCTGGCGTCTGGGTAGACGGCGATCTGCCGGTCGCCAAACCGCTCCCGTAGCGCCACGATCATGGCCGGCGTATCACGCACGCCGGTGAACTCCTCCAGCGCCAGCGGCTGCCCGGCCCGGATGACGCAGACGATGGCCGTCATGTTCATCACGTTGAAGTCCATGCCCACGTGGAGCCGGTCTTCGTCGTTGATGGTAGCCAGCGTGTAGTTGAGCTTGCGGCTGAAGGCCGGGTAGACCGAGCCGCTGGTCAGATTGACGAACTGGCCATCGATGTAGGCCTGCACCAGCTGCGCCGGGTACGTCTCGAACAGCGATTCGATGTAGTCGTCCGGGAGGTTGGCCTCGTTGTCGTAGGTGCTGGCGTGCACCTTGCCGTAGAGTCCGGCCTTCTTCGGGTCCTGCCCCGGGATCTGCTCGAACTGCTCGTAGACGAAGTTGAAGCCCTCGGGCGTCGTGGTGACGTCGATGCCGTTCTGCAGGCCGGGCGCCTTCACGCGCAGGCGGGCAATGATCTTGCGCCAGGCCTCATGCGCTTTCTGCTTCTTCAGCGTGTCGATCTCGTCGACCAGCGCCTTGCCCACCTTGAAGCCCACGATGCTCGAGGGCTTGTCCATGGATCGGCAGATCACTGTGCCGCGGTACTGCCGGCCAGCGTATAGGTGCGCTTCCTTGTTGGACTGGTTGATCTGCGCCCGGAGCCCCCAATCGAAGGCCACCTCCTCGATCGTCGGGTAGAAGATGTCGCGGATCTGCGGATAGCTGGGGGCGAAGTACCCGGCCGGGATGCGCGGGAACTCCCAGGCATGCCGGCACAGTGAGCCGCAGCCCACCCAGGTCTTGCCCGAGCCAAAGCCCCCGACGAACGCCCGGAACTTGTGCGGCAGCTGGAGGAACTCGGCCTGCGGCTCGTTAAGCGTTGGCACGTTTCCGCCCGCTGACCACGGTGACCGTCACGGCGGCAGGCGGAGGCGCGTCGTCGTCATCCTTCTCGCCATCGTCCAGCCCTGCCAGCTTTGCCTTCCCCATGGTGCTTGCACCATTGCGGCGCCCTGCTCCCGCTTCTTGGCAACCTGCCGGGCCTCTTCCAGCTCTGCCACCAGGCTGGCGATCGTGACCCCATGAGCAGCCAGAGCCACCCCTCGGAGCTCATCAAGCCTTGCGGCGATCTTGGGGTTATCGAGCAGCTCCTTCGCCGAGCGGTTGATCGTCTCGGGTTTTGCCTTCTCGGCGCTGTAGCACTGCCGGTAGGCCTCGCTGGCGTTCCCGCTCTCCAGGTAGCGCTGGCAGAAGGCCTCCTGCTTGGGCGTCAGTCCTGCCATGGGGTCAGCCCCCTACAGCAAAGAGTCGCCGATTCCCGGAAGCATTGGCGTCACCGTGGGTCATGGCCCCCGGCCGGCCGCACGCGGCCCCTTCCGTGTCGGCTGCGGGCTGTTGTCGACACCTGCCCGCTGGTCGTGCCGGTACTGCAAATAGCGCCCCGGCCGGCGCTCCGTGATGTGGCTCGATGATTGTGGGCGTCTGGCGGTCGCTCATGCCGCCATTACGCGGCAGCTGCGAACTCATGCAACGGAGGGAAGACGAGTTCCAACTGCACAGGCTTTGGCTCAGCTGCTTGCGCAGGCTCGTCGATCAGCGCACCGGCAGGCAGGTGGAACCGAATGTCCTCGGCCAGCACGTCCAGATCCGGGACTGTCGCATTGCCCCCTCCCATCGGAAGCTCGGCATAGACGCCCATCACGATTCCGTAGTTCTCGGCGTAGAACTTGTCGGTCCTGGCCTCCCCGGCCATCAGCAGGTACACCTCACCCTGCCCGTTGATGGCCACCATAGTTCCAGCGCCGCGGGCATACAGCGTCTGCCGGATGCGCTTCTGCAGCTTGCCGGCCAGGACCTGCAGCGTTGCGCAGTCAGTCAGGTGAAACGCCGGCTTGATGCAGCGCTCTACCTGCCGGCGCGGCGTGGGATCACGGTTGCTGTCGTGGTTCGACGCGGCCATCGTCTCCTCCTGCCCTATCCGTCTCGCAGCTCGTCCAGCACTTCGGTGTCCAGCCGGAACGCCGGCAACTTCCCATCGATCACGCATGCCCCCTGCCGCTCCGGCTGCCGCGCGCAGTGATAAGCGCCCTCGGTCAGCTCCCGGAACTGGCACACCGAGCACCGGCCAAGGCGGTGGATCCGTGCCCGGTACCGCTTCCACATGCGAACGTCGGTCAAGCGGCCACCCCATCCAGCAGCGACGGTGCCGCGGCGAGGAACTCGATCTCGACCTCCACCCGCGCGCCCCTCTCGTCCGGCTCCATGCGCTCGAGCAGAATGCGGCGGTGCTTCTTGTCGTCCACCCAGGCCACGCCGTTCAGCGCGTCGGACAGGACCTTTTCGCAGTTGCCGAGGTCAATGCATTGGACGGTGTCATCCCAGGTGTACGGGTCCTTGCGGGCGCGCTTCGCCCAGTCCTGCGGCCGGTTCGGGTACAGCCGGATGGTCAGCGCGGTGCGGCCGGCATGCGGCTGCCGGATGCCCGCGACCTTGGCCAGGGTGGCGACCACGGCCTTGTAGTCCTTGGCCTCCTTCGACAGGAAGATCGCGGCCCGGCCTTTGATGGTGCCATGGCGCCAGTACCGGTTGGCGCTGGGCGGGTACGGAAGGGTCAGGGTGATCATGCTGCATCCCTCTGGTTGAGCCGGCGCAGGGTCACGTTCAGCGCGGCGAGTTCATCCATCTTCATGACCGTCCACATGCGCTTCTGGCCGTGCCAGCCGTTGAAGCTGCCCTGGTGGCAGTCCTTGCACAGGGCTACGGTCGTGAAGTGCTGGCCCTGGTTGATGTGGTGGGCGTCACTGGGGCTTGGGGCATCGCAAACGCTGCATGGCATGTCCTTGACCGCCTTCAGGTGCGCGTCTTCGGCCGCGGTGATGGCCTTGGCGTTCTTGGTGTGCATCAGGCAACCCTCCGCACCGGCGCCCACATTGCCAGCTCGTCCTCGGCTTTGGCCGACCACCGCACGCCGCGCTCAGCACCGAACGCGTGTGTGAACTCGATGAACTCGCCCATTTTCCGCCGGCTGTACTGGCTGGTCCGGGCACCGAGCATCACGCTGCCGCCGCCGACACCCTGGGCCATGCGCGTCTCGCCCTCGAACGCCGCCGTCAGCACCGCCTTCCACGATTCGGCCGGCATCCGCGCGATAGCCCATTCGCCCTTGCCATTGGTATGAGGCCAGTCCACCTGAGCGGCGATATCGCCCAGCGTCGCCCACATGCAGGCGTTGGCGTCCAGGGTGCGCCGCGGTTCGCGGATCTCAACCTCAGTGTCCTGCCCTACCCCGACGCGCTCCAGTAGCTCGGCGATCGCGCGATCGGCGATCACCAGCCGCTGCGGATTGTCGTGGCGCATCACGAACAGGCGCTTCATGACTCACCCCCATAGCGCAGCTCCAGCAGCAGCTGCAGCTCATGGATGGCTTTCTCGATGTCCTGCCGGCCCTTGCCGCCCTCGCGGTTGTGCCGGGTGACACGCTTCACCACACAGGCCTCCAGGAACCTGAGTTCATTGGCTTCGGCATACTGCACTGGCTGGATCCCGCCCACACGGTAGTGCCCACCGCCGACCTGTTTCTCCAGTGCACTCATTTCCTCGTCTCCATGTCGCGCCGTAGGATTTCCTCCGCACGCTGCATACATCGCTCTTTCGCGCCTTCGCCATGCTCCGTGCAGATGCCTGTCGTGCCGTCCACCAGTCGGTACACCGGGCCGTTGATGCCGTGGAACTTCGGCAGATAGAACCGCCCGCATTCCGAGCGCAGGTGCTGCTTGTTTTCGCCAAGTTGCCAGCGCATCAGAAACCCTCCACGGCAGAAGCAGCCGTCTTCCTTGCGCCGGGGAAGCCTTTCGCCTTTTGCTCTGTCGGCTGCGGCGCCGCTGGTAGCGAGCCTTCCCAGTCATCGATGCGCATCTGGTCGAACCGGTTGCGGAAGTTCAGCCGCGCGCCAGCGCGCACGTTGCGCCCCTTGGCGATATGCATCTCCAGCACGCCCTGCAGGTGGGTCTTGCTTTCTGGTGTGTCGTAGTAATCCTCCCGGTGAAGGAACACGATCACGTCGGCCTTCTGCTCCAGCTCTCCCGACTCACGCAGGTCGGTCAGCGTCGGTCGGCGCTCGGTTCGCCCTGAAACGTTGCGGTTCAACTGCGCGAGCATGACTACGGGAATATTCCACTCCTTCGCTAGATTCTTGCCGGCCTGAGCGATCGCGCCGTACTCGAACCTCGCCTGCTTCGCATCGATCTTGAAATCGTGGATGTGGTCAACCACCAACAGATCCAGCTTGTGCCGGTAGTGCAGCCGACGTGCGCGGGCCTCGAACTGCCGAACGCTGATGCCGGCGGTGTCATCGATGTACAGCTGCGACCCTTTCAGCTGCCGCAGCGCGGTATGCATCCGGGTGGAGTAGCTGTCGGCGTCGTCTGCAGCCAGGTTCGGCGCTTGCAGCCAGTCGTGAGGGATCTCACCCAGTGCTGAAACGTTGCGCGTGTGGCAATCGTCCTGACTCATCTCCAGCGAGAACAGGCCCACGGTCTTGCCGCGCAGCGCAGCGAACGTGGCTAGGTTCAGCCCAAACACCGATTTGCCCATGCTCGGGCGCGCAGCGATCAGGTACAGCGTGGCCGGCTGCAGGCCATGGGTGGCATCGTTGAGTGCATGCCACTGCGTCGGCAAGCCGGTGATGCGCTCGCCACGCTCGCTGCGCTCCGTGAACCGGGCGAACCAGCTCTTCAGGCTGTCGGACGCCAGCAGCAGACCGCCCTTCTGCGCTGGCTGCAGCTCACCGAACTGCTGCCCTGCCTCGGTGATGATCTCAGCAACGTCGCGACCGTCGCGCTCAAACGCAGCATCGGCCAGGTTGTGCCCGAACTCGATCAGCCGGCGGCGCGTGGCCATGGCGCTCACGATCCCAGCATGCGCCACGATGTTGGCCGCCGATGGTGTGGTGCTGGCCAGCTCGATCAGATAGGCGCCATCCCCTACCTGCCCCAGCAACCCGCGGGCCTCGAACCACTCGGCCATCGTCACCACATCGAACGGCTGGCCGGCGTCTGCAGCCTGGCGGATGCTGCGGAAAATCAGCGCATGGTCGGCGCGGTAGAAGTCGGCCTCGGTCAGCGAGTCGGCCACCAATGGCCACGCCTCCGGTGCCAGCATCAGGCCACCCAGCACGGCCTGCTCGGCCTGCACGCTGTGCGGAACCACCCGCACCATCGGCGCGTCATCCGGCATTGCGTACAGCGCGGCCATGCGGTCGATCTCGGCGCGAGCATCAAGCGCGGTCATTTTCGTATTTCCCCTCGATCACTTTCGCAAAATTCGTCGGCCGGACAAGCCATTCCAGGTCGCAGTCGAACGGGCGGCCGTCGCGGCCGATCGTCTTGCCCATCAGGAAATCCGACTCGCGGACGTAGCCGAAAAAGCCCCGCCACCACTCCAGGTCCTGCCGCGCTGGTTGTTCGGACCATCGACGGCCCAGCAGACGCCGTCGCGTTTCGTTCCAGTCGCGGACCTGCCGCAGTTCGGGGAGGACCTCGTGGTACAGGCTGACGATCTGCTGGTGGGGGCATGCAACCCGCCCCGGCTGTTCGCTGTTGTCGTCATCGGGGGCTGAATCGTCGTCACGCTGCGAAGCTGCGGACAAAGAGGCGTTAGCCTCTTCAGCTCTTTCTGTATCTTTATCTTTATCTTTATCTGTCGTGACATTGCGTGACTCGTCGTGACATTGCGTGACATTGCGTGACTCTCGATCACGTTCGCGCTGCTCCCGCTTCCTCTGAGATGCAGTCTTGGCGCGGGTTTCGGAGTTTCCAGCATCCTCGCGCTTGGGTTGCCGCTTCTCCCATCCCGAGATCGCCATCCCCTCAAGCACGCGCCCCTGCATCGCACCGAGCACCGCATCAATCTGCGATTCGTCACAGTCGAGCGCGCTCGCCAAATCCTCATTCGTGACACTTGCGTGACCACGCGTGACATTGCGTGACGCATCAACCAGAAGGTGCAGATAAACGGCCTGAACCAGGCTGATCGGCTGCCCGGAGTGGCGCGCGATAGTCCTCCACTTCGGGTCGTGAGGCATTTCGTGCCACAGGCGAAGCCAGTGATTACTCACCACTACCTCCCAGATCCAGTTGCGGCGATGGCCGCCGCCTACGCTCCGCCCGGGCATCCTCTTCAGCGCAGCGCGCCAGATGCTCGCGCACCTCGTCCTCGGTCATGGCCGGGCCGTGCAGGGCCTCCAGGCACACGTCGCACATCCCCACCTGGTCGCGGACGGGGCTCATGCCGCCACCTGCATCAACGCAGCCAGGCGCTGCACATCGCCCTGCCCGCTCAGTGCGCGCTGCATGTCGACGTACTGGCGCAGCAGATTGGTGCCCGTCGCAGCGCACAGCGGTGAGATCAGCCGATCCGGGATCGGGGCCGACCCCGTCTGCATCCGCGACACGTAGCTGCGGCTGCGGCCGATGCACGCGGCCACGTAGTCCAGCTTGTGGCTGCCGGCGGCAATGGAGACCGCCAGCGCCTGGGCCTCGCTCTCGATCTGACGCACGACCTTTGCCGGTGCGTCTTTCGCCGCGTTGTGCACGCCGAAAGCCAGCCGGAGGGACTTTTGGTTTAACGGGGTTTCATGGCGTTTCATAGCGTTTAACTCCGCGCGAAGGCGAAATAAAGGCCCAGCCCAATGGACTGAGCCGATGGATGTGTCAGTGAGGAATTGCCCGCCGAACGTGATCACGCTCGTGCGGATGTGCGGCCGGCTCTACGCCGTGAGTCGCTGTGGTGATCGGGTTGCCGTGCGGTTCGTGCCGAAGCGCGAACGGAAGCGCCCTGCCCAGCCAGGCGTTGTTGTGCCGTTCCCGAGATGCTGAGGTGGGCATGTCAGGCGACAGCCTCGGCGCTGCTTTCTGCGGCAGGCCCAAACAGATCGGGCCGCTTCTTTGCAGCACGCCAGCACCAGGCATCCGGCATCTGGTCGGTATCTGCGCGCCCCGTCAGCGACTGCTTCGGGAGGCCAAGGAAGCGGGCGAACTCAGCGTTCGTTTCGATGCCGAGGGCGGCTTTTGCGTCAGCGATGGTCGGGTTCATGCCGCAAGTAAATCACTGTTTACTTGCGGTGGTCAACCCGAAGTTACCGCCAAGGGTCAATCATTAGTTACATGACTATCGGTGACCGACTCAGGCAGCTCCGCGAGGGCGCCGACATGACCCAGCCCCAGATGGCCGACATCGTCGGCACGTCGAAGCAGTACGTTGGCCGGCTGGAAAAGGGGCACAACCAGACTCCGAACGGCATCTTTCTCGAAGGCTGGGCGCGGTACTTCGGCGTCAACTTGCGCTGGCTTTCAACTGGCGAAGGCCCTCGTGACGCAGCTTCGTCTCGGCAATCTCAGCTTGCGCGACCCGACCCGGCCATCCTTATTCAGACGCTGGATTTCCTAGAACAGGCCTTCTCATCACTTGGCAAGGATTTCTCCATACGTACTGAGGCAGATCTTTTTGCCGACGCCTACGCATGGATTGCAGAGGATGAGAGGCCTGTGGATCAGAGGAATTTGGTGGACTTCGCCCACTGGCGGGCGAAGCGCGATTCTGACAGGAGTGATGATGAGCAAAACGGACGACTTGCTGGGCAAGCTGCTGCAGCGGATAAACGCAGCGCCGCCAGCTAAGGGGGCAGCAGTCGAGTGCGGCTTCATTGGGAAGATGGATGACATCACCCGGCAGAGCCATGTCCGCGTCATCAAGAGTCTTGTAAGGGCATATCGGCAGTTTGGGTTCCAACTCCTTGTTGACCAGGCCACCGTAGGGGTGGCCGGCATCGATGACCTTTCTGACGACGACCTGATCGCACTCCACAGGGATCTTGAGCGCGGGCGCGAATGCCTCGCCGACGGCATCACATTCGACGAGGCTGGCCTGATTCGCTCGCGGTACGCCTGAAAAGCACAGGGCTGGCAGTGCGCCGGCCCTTTTTTTGCCCATTGAGTAAATTATAGTTGACTGTCGCAAGTAACCCATGATTTACTCCCTCCGTCGGCCCACCCGGGCCATACGGGGAACGGAACATGGCTACGGCCTACGACAACTGGAAGACCCGCAACGACGCGATCGACTCCCGTGAAGAAGCCCGGGACGAGTTCATCGCCGAACGCACCAAGGAACTGACCGCCGAGCGCCTGGCCGATGAGGACCGGGTGGCCGATGCCATCAGCGAGTTCATCGGCTATGAGGACGACGGCGAGCGCTTGCTCAAGTCGCTGGCCCGCTTCCGCGCTGCGTTCGACATCGCGCAGACCGACTGCGGCATGGCCGAGGCCGGCTTGCCGCTGTTCCGCGAGCTGAGCGCCGTTGCCACCTCGCGCATTCGCCGCGACGCCGAGTCCGATGCCTCCAGCGAAGCCGACAAGCACTTTCCTGAGTACGACGACCGCGACCCGGAAGGCTTGCAGGAGCGCGCAGCATGAGCGCCTCCCCCGCCCTCGAAGTCTTCGACCGCTACGTCGTGGAGCTGGAACAGCTGGCCGCCGACAAGCGCGCAGCCGGCGACAGCGCCGAAGTGATCGAGCTGGAAATCCGGCGCACGAAACAGGCTCGCGACAACGTAGAGCGGCTGATCGCTGCTGCCGATAATTCCTATGCCCACGGCTGCCCGTGCGAAACCTGCGAGAACCTGCGCCGCGCGGTGAATGAATGCCGGGGTGCCGCATGAGCACCACTCTCGAGCGCGAGCTGGAGCGCCGTGCACGCGAGGACGCCATCTTCTTGGTCGTGATCGCCGCGGTGTCATTCGGCCTCGGTGTTGGCCTCGGCGTTGGCGTGGCGTCGTTGCTGGGAGCGCTGTCATGAAGCGCTTCGCCTGGAACGTTTTCGGCTACACGGTCATCAGCTGCATGTGGCTGCTGATGCTCTGGTGCGCTGCGCAGGTGCAGCCGTGATGGACGACCCCGACTTCATCAAGGCGATGCAGCAGGGCATCCCGCCGCTGCCAATCCCTGACCCGCTGGACCAAATCGAAGCCGAAAACGGCATCTGCTGCGACGAAAAGGAGAGTTGCGATGAGTGAGTTCAAGGGAACGCCGGGGCCGTGGTCCGTCATCGATGGCGTCCGGGTCCATGCGGCTCTGGGAGCAGATAGCGGTGATGGTGCTCCCGCAGACAGCACCGACGGATGGTGCATCGCGGATGTGAGCTCTGTTCCGGATACGAGCTATCTCGGTACTCCCACGCAGCTCGGCTATGAAGTGATGCGCGCCAACGCCCGCCTGATCGCGGCCGCGCCAGACCACGCCATGGTCTGCCGGGTCCTGTGCGCAGGTATCGCTTACTGGCGGTCGTGGGGTGATCGCAAAGGCGAGTTCTGCATGGACGGGCTTTGCTACGCCACTCAGTTGGACGATTTCGGATGCCCAGTCGTCACCAACGGGATGCGAGTTGCTATCGCAAAGGCAGGTTACGCATGAGCGCCACTCTCGAACGCGAACTGGCGCGCCGCGCCCGCGAGGACGCCATCTTGATGGTGGTGATCGCCGCGGTGTCGTTCGGCCTCGGAGTTGGCGTGGCCACCCTGCTGGGAGCGCTGTCATGAAGCGCTTCGCCTGGAATGTTTTCGGCTACACGGTCATCAGCTGCATGTGGCTGCTGATGATCTGGTGCGCAGCGCAGGTGCAGCCGTGATGGATGACCTCGATTTCATCAAGGCGATACAGCAGGGCATCCCGCCGCTGCCAATCCCTGACCCGCTGGACCGAATCGAAGCCGAAAGCGGCATCTGCTGCGACGAAAAGGAGATCGATGATGAGTGATGAACAGCGGGCCAGGGAGCTGCTGGCGTGTCCGTTCTGTGGCGGCGAGGCCGAGCGCATCGATTTTGGCCCCGGCGACAGCGAAAACGAAGGCGGGTCCTGCATCGCCTGCACTCGCTGTCAGTCCAGCGGGCCGGTGGAGTTCGGATTCAAGGAGGGTTTCGTATCCAAATGGAACCGCCGCGCCGCCGCGACGGATAGTCACAAGGCGAACGTGATGCTCATTGAGGCGATGGGCCACTTCTGTGGCATCGGGCCAGATTGGGACGACGACCGCATCTATGACGAGATTCCGTCGTCCGCGCTGGCGCTCGCCTACTTCGCCGCCCGGGATGCCATCGCCAAGGCAGCCGGAGACGCGGAATGAAAAACCTCGCCCCCTTCGCAATGTGGGTACTCGCCTCACTGCTGCTGGCCGGCCTGTCTTGGCTAGCGTGGCACAAGTACGCCTACAGCTTCGTCCTCGTGTTCGGCCTGCTCGCAATCATCGCGGCCATCTTCGCCTGGGATGAGCTGCACATCTTCAACCGCGAGCGCCGCAAGCCGCAGATTGTGCCGCCCACGAAAATTCCCGATTTCCCGCCGCAGACGAAGCGGCCGGTTCGCTGATCCCCCGCCTGTTCCCCGCAGGCACCCCGCGCCGGCCGGGCTCCCCAGAGCCGGCAACTACAACCGAGTGGGGCGAGCGTCGCGCTAGCACACGGAAGTGCAAGGAACTGGGCTGTGCCGGCAGCCGCGACGCACCGGCAACTACACACATGGAGCAGGAAATGAGCAATCTCGTAGTTTCGCAAACAGCAAATCTCGCAAAGTCGCTGTCCATTGCGTCGGAAGATCCGGCCGCGCTGGTATCAGTATTGAAGGCGACCGCGTTCAAGGGTCAGGTGTCGGATGCGCAGATGATCGCGCTCCTGGTCGTCGCCAATCAATACGGCCTTAACCCGTGGACGAAAGAGATCTACGCATTCCCCGACCGCAACAATGGCATCGTGCCGGTGGTCGGTGTTGACGGCTGGTCGCGGATCATCAATTCGCACGCCATGTTCGACGGCATGGACTTCCAGCAGGACGATGAATCTTGCACCTGCATCATCTACCGCAAGGACCGCAACCACCCGATCAAGGTCACCGAGTGGATGGCCGAGTGCCGCCGCGATGGTGTCGGCCCGTGGAAGTCGCACCCGCGCCGGATGCTGCGCCACAAGTCAATGATTCAGTGCGCCCGGCTGGCGTTCGGTTTCGTGGGAATCTACGAGCAGGACGAGGCGGAGCGGATTGTTGAGGCGGAGGTGGTTCGTGTATCGCAGCCGAGCAAGGCAGCGGCGCTGGCGATTGAACAGGCAACGCCCGCAGACAGCCCCGAGCGCGACGCCGCCCTGGCTCACTTCCGTGCCGAGGCTCAGAAGGGCGTGGCTCACTTCCGCGAGGTATGGAAGTCGGCGCCGGCACAGCGCGAGCTGGTCAAGGATCGCGTCCAGGAGTTCAAGGAAATTGCAGAGAAGCTGACGCCGTGGAGGTGGCCCAGTGATTCAGGGATCAACCGAATGGCTGGCCGCGCGTGCCGGCAAGTTCACCGCCTCCCGCTTCGCTGACTTGATGGCGACAACGAAGTCTGGCCCATCCGCGAGCCGACAGAACCTGATCATCACGCTTGCGCTTGAGCGCCTGACCGGCGAGCCGGAGCAGTCGTTTACCAACGATGCCATGCGCCGGGGATCGGAGCTGGAGCCGCTGGCGCGCGGTGCGTATGAAGCCCATACCGGCGAGCTGGTAGAGCTTGCGTCGTTTGTCACCGACCCGCGCTGGGCCAATGTCGGCGTATCGCCAGACGGCCTGCTTGGCGATGACGGGCTGGTGGAATTCAAGTGCCCGGCATCGCAGGCAAAGCATTTCGCCGCGCTGAGCAATGGCGCGCATGCGAAGGAATACCGCTGGCAGGTACAGGGGCAGATGTGGATCACCGGCCGCCAGTGGTGCGACGTCGTGAGCTTCGATCCGCGCTTCCCGGAAGCTGGATCTCGCAATCACGCGCGTGCAGCGCGATGAGGCGGCAATCAATCAACTCAGGGATGCCGTGACTGTCGCTGACGCTGAAGTCGAGGCCATCGTCGAGAACATGAAGAACATCAGGAGCGCCGCATGAATTGTTTCAACGCAGTGGGCCGTGTAGGCAAAGAATGCGTTGAATGCGGAACCCGATTTAGCAAGCGGCCCCGAGACGATGAGAAAACCTGGGCGCTCCGGCGTTTCTGCTCTCAACCTTGCGCCAACCGGGCAAATGCCAAGCCAGCGCCAATCTCTGAACGATTCTGGAAGTATGTCAACAAGGCGGAATCTGGCTGCTGGGAATGGCGTGGGACAAAAGACAGGCTGGGCTATGGGCGCCTATCGGCTGGGCGCGGAAAGTCGCCGCTCAAAGCTCACAGAGTCTCGTTTGAGATGGCCAACGGCTCCATCCCCGCCGGCCTTTTCATTCTCCACAAGTGTGACAACCCATCGTGCGTCAATCCGGATCACTTGGAAGCCGGCGACCAGAAGAAAAACATAGCCGACATGATCCGGCGGGGACGACGCGGATCCAATAGAAGGTTAGGCCCACAACAGCAGCCAGCACTCACGCACGAGCAGGCCGAAACGATCAAACGCCGCCGCGCGGCTGGTGAAGCTTACACATCAATCGGACTATCCATGGGAATCAGCCCATCTACGGCTCGCCTATATGCGCTCAACAAGAGGTCTCCAAAATGAACAACTGCAATTTCATCGGAAGGGTTGGTAAAGATGCCGTTTGTAGATTCACTCAAGGCGGCGATCCCGTTACCGGCTGGTCGCTGGCCGTGGATTCCGGCTTCGGCGACAAGAAGCAAACCATCTGGATCGACTGCTCCGCATGGGGCAAGCGATTCGAGAAGGTCGGCGAATACATCACGAAGGGCTCGCAGCTGGGCGTGTCCGGCGAGCTGGGTACGCGTGAGCATGACGGAAAGACCTACATCACCCTGCGCGTGGCCGATGTAACCCTGGTTGGCGGGAAATCCGACTCCCAGTCCGGCGGCAGCAGTGGCAGCCGTGGCGGCGCACCCCAGCGCCAGCGTCCGGAGCGTGCAACCGATGCCCCGAGTGCGCGGGAGACGATGGAAGAGTTTGCGGATGACTCGATCCCGTTCGTGACGAATCGCGGGGTGCTGTGATGAGTAACACCGAACCCACCGGCTTGCCGGATATCCAAGCACCAGTGCTGCCCGCCGCAGCGCAGGAGGCTGGGCTTGATGCATATGATCAGGCGCTTGATCAGCTGTGGAAGCTGGCCGGCGGCAACGACAGCCCCGTATACAAGCTGTTCCTCGGTTTCCGCGACAGTTTCGCAGCCTCCGTCGCCGCAGCACAGGAGGCGGCGGCGTGGCAAGTTGGTGACGATTTTTACACTTCGGAGTCGCTGGCAATCGAAGGGATTCAGCAGTGGGGACCGTCAGGCTCTATTGCCATCCCGCTCTACGCCGCCCCCGTCGCCGCAGCGCAGGAGGCGGTGGCGTGGTTCACAGACGACCACCTGACCGACAGGTCAGCGACAACCTTCGATCCAGTCGTCGCAGAGCGGTGGCGGAATAAAGGGTGGCCCGTCACGAAGCTCTACGCCGCCCCCGTCGCCGCAGCGCCGGTTGTCGATCCGTCGCGCCTCGGCGCAGCCATGAAGGCATTTGATGATGCTGGCGGCCATGCCGTTAGCTACGCGCCCGCATGGATGCGCAAGGCACTGGAGGCTGCAAGCACCCCCGCAGCGCAGGAGGCGGTGGCGTATCTCGACATCGGCGCTGGCGGTTATCTTGACCTCGGCAGCAACCTTCCCGAAGTGCAGCTTTTGGCGTTGCCGAAGGGCCGCCACGCGCTGGGGATCATTGGCACCTATGGCATTGATGGCTATGCAGCCGCCCCCGTCGCTGCGGCGACGGCTGTGGACGTGGCAACCCTGCGCGCATTGGCTGATCGCTGGGCGACTGACCGCAGCTACACCGGTAGCCCCGTCGATGACATTCGTGCGCTGATCGAGAAACCTACGATGAGCACCCCCGCAGCGCCGGGGATCGACCTTGAGCAGTTCCGCGAACGCATCAAGGCTGCAATTGTGCGCATTACGACGGGACAGGCCCCGATGCGCGTACCTGCAGACCAAGCCGACCCGGACATTGTCCTCGCAGATATTCTGTCCCTGATCGACGCCAACCCCAAGGGCGACGATGTGGAGGCCGACTGACCATGGATATTCAGAAGGCAGTTTCCTACAACCCTGAAACTGGCGACTTCACTTGGCTTGTTACCAGGGGGAGAGCAAACAAGGGCAGTGTCGCTGGAAAGGTGGACAGCCACGGTTACCGATCGATCGGGCTCGATGGCAAGCACTATCGCGCCCATCGCGTGGCGTGGCTACTGCAAACGGGAGCGTGGCCGGAAATGCAGATTGATCACCGTAATGGGGACCGCCTCGACAACAGGTGGGAGAACCTGCGCGAAGTGACGCCGCAAGAGAACCAGCAGAACTGCTGCATTCCGCATCGAAACCCGCATGGCTATGTTGGGGTCCGTTATCGCGGAGGGAGCGTCGATCCGTGGGAGGCGATTATCCGAATTAACTTCAAACAAGAGGTGATTGGACGGTACGCAACTGCCAAGGAAGCTGGCGACGCGTACCTAGCAGCTAAAGCCATACACCACCCGGCATGGACCGGTGCGCAGGCCACCAGCGCCGAGGTGGGGGAATGAGCCAGAAATGCAGCGAGTGCGGACGCGAAAGTCCGCTCGGCCAGACCTTCCAGCACTACTGGGGTTGTGTGCACGACACGTCTGCACGCACCCCGCTGTTGAGCCAGATGGGGCGCGCTCAACAGCAGGCACAACTTGACCGCTTGCAGCCCACCAGCCACGGCGCGGGGGTGTCCG